CTGGAAATTGTGCGGTCGGGCGTCAGCAATAAGGTTACCTCAAGCAAACTCGCGGCAGCCTTTTCGACAGACCCAGCCAATATTCTTCCGGTCGCCAATGGCGGTACAGGCAGGGCGACGCTGACCGGCTACGTTAAGGGCTCTGGCACGACCGGATTCACGGCTGCTGCGACCATCCCGGTGGCTGACATCACGGGCACTGCGACCGTTGCTCAGGGCGGCACAGGCGCTGCGACGCTTACCGGCTACGTCAAGGGTAACGGCACGTCGGCAATGACCGCTGCGGCGACGGTTCCTTACGGGGACGTATCTGGGCGTGCATGGATCAACGCTTCAAGTTCGTTGGATCAGACGGGCAGCACGACTACAGCCACTGCAATCACAATGAATACCGGCACTACTGGGGTTGGTATTGTCGTGAACGCCAGCAGCCAGATTACGTTCACGGACGCCGGGACGTACATGCTGGCTCCGTCGATTCAATTCGCCAACTCGGCTTCGACTGATTACACGGCGACCGTTTGGTTCAGAAAGAACGGCACGAACATAGCCAACTCCGCGACCGTCATCAGTGTTCCAAAGGTAGCTGATGGTGGCGCTGCTGTTTTTAGCCTGACGTTCTTTGAAACGGTAACTGCAGGCCAGTATATTGAAATCATGTGGCTGGTTCAGAACGTCGCCGTGACAATCGAACACACGGCAGCCGGCGCGATTGCCCCCGCCATTCCATCCATTATCGTCCCCGCGATGCGGATCGCATAATGATCGAGCAGCTCATCAGCCGCGTATTCTACGCCCGCAATCTGGCCCACTTCGCTCACTGGCGCACGAAGAGCTACGCTCAGCATCAGGCGCTGGGCGGCTTCTATGATGGCGTCATCGACGCAATTGATTCGCTGGTCGAGGCTTACCAAGGCGCTTACGATCTGATCGGGGCTATCCCGGCTCCCGGCGAAATGGAAAAAGATGCGTTAAAGTGCCTTGAGTCCGACGCCGAATGGATCGAGAAGAATCACGAAAAGATCTGCAAGGGCAACCGCGCAGTGGGTAATCTGGTTGACGGTGTCACGGAGGTGTATCTGTCGGCGATCTATAAGCTACGGAATCTGAAATGACGCAGGACGTAATCAACTGGTTGTTTGCTGGCTTTGGTGCGGCTGTGGGCTGGATTCTGAAGGTCGTGTGGGACGCGGTCACGGATCTCAAGCATGACGTGAAGCAGATCGAGCGCGACCTGCCGGAAATCTACGTCCGCAAGGATGACTTCCGCGAGGCCGTGCGCGAGATACGCGACACCATGAAGGAGTTGCGCACCGACATGAAGGCCGGTTTTGACAAGGTCGACAACACCCTCGGCGTGATATTCAAGCGTCTTGAGCAGAAGGAGGACAGGGAATGATGCGCGCGGCTACGCTCCTCGCAGCTTCGGCGCTCTTGCTGGGGTGCGAGGATCGTTTTCGCTATGATTGCCAAGACCCAGATAACTGGGAAGTGCCGGAGTGCCAGAAGCCTAAGTGTATAGCGTCTGGGTACTGCACCGAGTATCTGGTTACGACCGACGAGACTACAGATGAAGCCAGTAGATGAGTGGACGCCGGAGGAATTGCTGAGGTTTATCGTGGGTGTGGTCCTCTCGATCACGCTCATGTTCATTGTTGCGACAGTGCTATATTCGCTGATTTTCGTGTCGCAGCCGATGGATGGACAGGCACCGAATGACGCAGAGTTTTTTAAGCTGATTAACCCGATTGCTACATTCATAGTCGGTGCATTGGCAGGTTTGATGGCGGGGCAGGGCAGCGGGCCTATGAAGGGTAAGCCCGCACCGCAGGAAGAGGAAGAGGATAAGCAATGAGTTTTCTTAGTGGCTTTGAAAGCAAGCAAGAGGGCGTCAATGACACCGTCGAGTTCGTGGTCCGCGTGGCCATTGTCACTCTAGCAGCTGTCATTCTGGTTGTGGTGCTGGCGCTCGTTGTGGGCCTGTTCGTGCCAAATGATGTCATCGACAGCGCAGCCATCCTTGAAGTGGTCAACCCCGCCTTCCAGACAATCATCGGTGCCTTCGTCGGCCTTCTGGGCGGCCTGAGCCTCAACGCCAATGCGCGTGACAAGGCAGAGCCCGAGCCGGAGCCTGTCGAGCCCGAGCCGGAGCGCGATCCTCCGCCGGCAGCCACTGTCGAAACCGTATCCGCCAGTACCCCTGAAGCGGACGATGATGACGAGATGGAGCCGTGGGAGAAGTACCGCAATGACCTGCGCTATGACGCCAATGGCGACGGCGTAGTCGACGAAAATGATTTCCCTGATTGGCGGAGTGCTGGACGATGAGCCTCGTAAACCTACAGAAGAAGATTGGAGTAACCGCAGATGGCGCGTTTGGTCCGGGGACACTTAAGGCGGCTGCGGCTTTCTATAAGCTATCACCTAATCGGGCTGCGCATTTCTTTGCTCAAACGGCGCATGAGAGCGGAAATTTCAAGGCGTTCAGCGAAAACCTGAACTACAGCGCGAAGGGCCTGCGCGGCATCTTCGGCAAGTATTTCCCGACTGAAGCTCTGGCCAACGCCTATGCCCGGCAGCCAATGAAAATTGCCAACCGCGTGTACGCCAACCGCATGGGCAATGGCCCTGAAAGCAGTGGCGACGGGTGGAAATATCGCGGGCGTGGCCCTCTGCAGCTTACGGGCAAAAACAATTATCGTGCGTTCGGCATTTACATCGGGCGCGAACAAGAGGTGCTGGACAACCCGGACATCGTCGCCAATGAACTTGGCTTTGAAAGCGCACTGTGGTTTTTTGATCACAACAAGCTCTGGGGCATTTGCGATCAGGGCGTCGGCGACGGCGCGATCCTCGCGCTAACCAAGCGGATCAACGGTGGTACGCATGGCCTCGACGACCGCAAGCTGAAGACCAAGAAATACGCAGGCTGGCTATAAAGGAGGTTGCTATGAACCTGAAGAAACTGCTCAAGAAGGAAGCCGAGAAGGTGATCCTCAACAAGGCTGCGGAAAAGATCCTGCCGATGGACGGTGAGGCTCCTAAGAAGTTTGGCAAAAAGAGCAAGGCCGCAACGGCGCTTGTTGTTGTCGCTGGCATTGCAACTGCACTCGCTGAATATCTGTAGATCAAAGTTGTGAAGCCCGAGGAAATGCTATAGGATTCAGACTATGCCAACCGCAATGACGTATAACAGTTTGCTCAACGACCTCAGGGCTTACCTTGAGCGCGGAGCTACGTTGGCGACCGATCCTACGGTATATGAGCAGCTCCCGCAGCTTATCAATATGGCCGAGCGCAGGCTGGCCCGTGAGCTTAAGGTGCAGGGCACGATCAATGTCGTGAACTCCACATTCGTCATTGGCGACTCTGTTTACGCCAAGCCGGATCGGTGGCGCGAAACCGTCAGCATGTTCGTGGGCACGGGCACTGGCAACGACACGCGGGTGGAGATCTTCCCTCGGTCGTATGAGTATCTCCGGCTGTACAATCCGAATCCGACCGTTACCGGAACCCCAAGATTCTACGCGGATTACGATTATAACCACTGGCTGATCACGCCGACGCCAAGTGCGGCATCCCCATATGAGGTTCTCTATTACGAGCTTCCGCCGCTTCTGGACGATACCACCCAGACCAATTGGTTCACCGAGTTTGCGCCGAACATCTTGCTCTACGCCTCTCTTCTTGAAGCAACGCCGTTCCTGAAGAACGATGAGCGTATCCCGGTCTGGGAAAGTTTCTATAACCGCGCTCTCGCGGCCCTCAATGGCGAGGATATGCGTCAGATTGTGGATCGTGGCATTACTCGCAGGGAAGATTAATCATGACGTTCACTGAGGTTTTTGGCGGCACAACGATTTACCCATCGGGCGTAAGCTACCGGGCTGTTGCCCTGTCCGCAAACCAGACGCTGTCTTGGCCCGTTGAGACCGCGACGAACGCGAATATCGTTGCGCAGATCATGGATGTAACGCCATCTATCGCAGCGCTGAGCATTTTGATGCCGCCTGCGAATGAGGCGTCAGTGGGCGAGACAACCCTGTTCTTCAACGCGGGATCTTTCGCCTTCACAGTAAAGGACAATGGCGGCAATACCATTGTCTCCATCGCTCCCGGCCTTTCATATCAGGTCTATCTGATCGGCAACGCCACGGTCAACGGGGGATGGCGCTCGACGCAATACGCTGCTGGCACGTCTTCCGCGACTGCAGGCTCGTTGGTCGGCGCTGGCATCAAGGCTATCAACACGACCCTGAACCAGTCGATGGCCGTCACGTCGCTGAACTCGAACTATACCGTTGGCGATGCTGATCGCTCGGAGGCATTCCTGTGGGGCGGCGGCGCTGGCACACTGACCCTTCCCTCTGCACTCTCGGTTGGGAATGACTGGTTTTGCCACATAAGGAATAGCGGGACGGGGGCTATTTCCCTAGCCACTACAGGCGGCCAGCTGATCAACGGAGCCCTGTCACTCGCATTTAATCCCGGCGACAGCGCAATCGTCATTTGCGACGGTTCTGGGTTCTTCACCATTGGCTTCGGTCAGTCGGCGTCTTTCGCATTCGATTACGTGTCAATCGATCTTACGAGTCAAACATCGCCTTACACCCTCGCGGGTGCAAACCTGAACCGCATCGCATACAGCTTCGGCGGAACGCTGACCGCGAACATGACCATACACATTCCCGCGACCTTTCAGCAGTACTGGTTGGCGAATGAAACGCTGGGTGGATTCGCCATAACCGTTAAGGTTGCAGGCCAGACGGGCGTCATCATTGGCAATGGTGTGCGCGCCATTTGCTATTGCAACGGCACCGATCTGGTGGACGCCGACACGTCATCCTTCTCCTTCCCGGTGAGCATTTCTCAGGGCGGCACGGGCGCGACGAATGAATCTGGCGCACGGGTTAACCTTGGCGGCACATCGACCGGGATTGCTGTCTTTACGGCACCCAGCGCGGCCAGTGCGCGCAGCACTCTTTCCGCCGCCGCATCGGGCGCGAACTCCGACATTACATCGCTGAGCGGCCTCACGACGCCACTGTCTGTCGGTCAGGGTGGTACAGGCACGGCTACTGCATTCACTGCAGGATCTGTTGTTTTTGGCGGCGCTTCGGGCGTGTACTCTCAGGACAATGCCAATTTTTTCTGGGACGACACCAACAACCAGCTAGGTATTGGGACCGCTACACCGACGTATAAAATCGAGGCGCGGACGGATGCGGCATCCGGTTTCAACTGGATTAGCTCGTTTAACAATACCGCTACCGGCAGCTTCGGCGCGGGGTTCCTCGCCCGCTCAAGCGTAGGCTCTGCCTATTTGTATATGCGTGGCGATGGTCTGGCGTATGTGGAGAACTCGACCAATAACGCACTTGGCTTTGCCACCAACGCCACCGAAAAAATGCGCATCACCGCAGCTGGTAACGTCGGGATCGGTACGAGTTCTCCGGGTAATAAGCTGGATGTAGTTGGTGGTCAAATCAACACTGTTGCGGACGGGTCGTACGCTCTTGCCCTTAACGCTACCACCGGGAATACACGCATTATACCCTATAGTGCCTACTATTCAGGTAGTGCTTTGGTCGCGTATAACGCGGGGTACGCGGCTAACGGACCCCTCGCAATTGATGCGTCTACGACTACGTTTTGGATTAGCGGTACTGAGCGTATGCGCATCACCAGCGCGGGTAATGTGGGTATTGGGACGACGGTACCAACCACCCAGTTTGTTGTCAGTAATGCAGGTGCAGCTGGGTACGAAGTTAACTCCACGGGTGGTGTTGGCGGCGGCGCAACTGTAGCGACTTATAACCGTAGCACATCAGCGTACACATCACTGACCACATATGCCTCTACTATGACATGGTACGCGAACGGCACTATTCGCGCTATCGACCTAGACGCTTCAGGTAATCTCGGAATTGGTACTGCTGCGCCATCAGGATACGGAAAATTAGCCGTAATCGGTGGGAACCTCGGTGTCTCTCAGGACAGCACAACTGTAACGACAATTCGCGGCAATGCGAATATTAGCAATATAGGGGCGTTTAATTCTACCGGCGCATCATTAACATTCAGCACTGCACCTTCTGGTAGCGGCGAAGTCGAGCGCATGCGTGTAACCAGCACAGGCGATGTTGGGATTGGCACGATTTCACCGACTTCAAAGCTGTTTGTAGAAGGGACCATCCAAGCGAGAAGCGGCGGCACGGGCGTTCTGATTTATGGCGATGGTACCAGTGCGGGTTACGTGCAGAGCGTTGGGAACACCGACCCCCTTATCTTCCGGTCCGGCACTAACGAGCGCATGCGCATCACCGCAGCTGGCGACGTCGGGATTGGCACTGTTTCCCCCAGCGCTAAACTTGAGGTCAGCACTACACTTGATGAGGTTGTGCGCTTGACCAGCACGGGCAGCCCCTTCGCCTCATGGTATGCGGGGGCTACCCGCAGGGGATATATCCAAGCACAGGCAGGCTCTTTCGCTATAGCCTCAGACACTGCTATACCGCTTATCTTGTCTACTAACGCCACGGAACGCATGCGTATCACTAGCGGGGGTGACGTCGGGATTGGTACGATTACGCCAAGTTCAAGACTGCACGTAAGTGGTAATTTTGTTCGTATAGACCAAGCGGGCTCAAACGCGGCATACCTCGGTAACGCAGCAGAGCTGGTTACAGGCGCACCTGCTGGCGCGAGCCTCCGCTTTGACGGAACCGCATTGCGTATAGCTGCCTCCAGCACTGAGATTGCTCAATTTACCAGTGGCGGCAACTTCGGGCTTGGCACTGCTTCTCCCGGCGCACCTTTTGATCTCGTTACAAATAGCAGTGCTGTGGGCGGT